GAAAACAGCCGTAACAGGCAAAGTAAAACCAGGATCAAAAGACGCAAAGCGAAGAAAGTCTTTTTGTGCTAGAAGTGCAGGACAAATGAAAAAATTCCCTAAAGCTGCAAAAGATCCTAATTCAAGATTAAGACAAGCAAGAAGACGTTGGAAATGTTAAGAAACATTTTGTTAATGTCATTCTTAGTAATGATAATTCTTTTTGCAATTATTAAATCCGCAACTGCTGAAACAAATACTGTGTCATCAACAGTTGTAACTAACAATACACCACCTACTGCAAACTCACCAAGTGTTGTTGTAAACAATTCTGATGTTTGTAAGACAGCGGTAGCCGGTGCCGTTCAGACTCAGATCCTCGGAATTTCATCGGGAATTACGGTGACTGATGAAAACTGTGAAAGAATTAAATTAGCGAGATCTTTGTATGCTTCAGGCATGAAAGTGGCATCTGTGTCAATTCTGTGTCAGGACCCTCGAGTTTGGGATTCAATGGCCATGGCGGGTACCCCGTGCCCGTATATGGGTTCTATTGGCGTTGACGCTGAAACAGGCTGGAAAGAAAACATGGACATGATTCCAGAGGGCAGTATGGTTTACGCAAAATGGAATGATGAAATAAGCAAAATAAAAGTATTAGAAGGAGTCAAGAGTGATAAGACTAGGTTGGCAGAGTTTATTCTCGCTGGTATTCTTTTGCACTGGGGCGTTATTACCTTCTTACCTTAGAGCTGAGTGTCCGGTAACTGCTTCTGGTGTTTGTACACCTGGAGTGGAAGAAACAATTGTAATAACAGAAACAGAATCAATTGAATACGAGGCTGACGGACATACTGTAACAACAACTACAACAACAGATACTACAACAGTTACAGTAACCAACGAAGACTCTGGTGATATATTAGATGGTAGCGAGGGCTACGTTTTACCTAGATATGAAGGCGATATGGATACAGACTGGGGCGGGCAAGGCCCTGCAAACATGCCGTCCGGCAATAATTGTTATCAATTAGGCTCAGATAAATGTGCACAGATTACCGGATCAGGTAATTCTACATCCACAATGGGTGTATCTGGCATGGGCACGACATTCATACAAACTGTAGATATATCTGAATTAGACATCAAAAACGGGGGTAGAACAAATTATTCTATCAAAGTTGATAAAAGAGATGCACAAGATCGTATTTACATGCACATCACAGGAAAAAACGGCAATACAAGTGTGTTTAGTGGCACAGACGTATTATCAGAATCTGGAGTAACTAGTGGCTATCAAGAGTATACAGGTGGTTTTGATTTTGCCGGAACAATAACGAAGTTAACAATTGAGGTAGGTGGACGTGACATCAACCTTGCAATTGGACCGCTTTTTGATGATGTGCGTATAAACGTATTATACAACGTCGTTTCCACAATAGTGACACAATCAATCACATCTGTTGAGATGTGGGTAGCTTATGGTGGTAGCACAGAAACAGAAGTTATAGATATTGTAGAAAATATATTTGATCATAATGATATTATAGTTCCAGAATCACCTGCTGAAGATATGTTTTTTGAGCCAGAATTTGATGAGCCAGACATAGAAGTATCCTACGAAACTGTGGAGATGGAAATGGAAATGCCTAGTTTTGAGATTGAACTACCTGAAATGGAAGTTGAAATGCCTGAAATGGAGGTAGCTGTCGTTGAAATCGAGATGGAAATGGAGATGGAATTAGAGTTAGAAATGCCAACACCAGAGCCAGAAATGACAGAAGAGATTGAAGTTACTTCAGAACCAGATACAATGGAGCCTGAAATTGAATCCGAACCTGAAATGGAGGAGCCAATAAATGAACCAGAGTCTGAACCCGAAACTGAAATTGAGCCAGAATCCGTGGATGAGTCTACTGAAGAAGATTCTACAGAAGCTGATTCGAATACGGAAGAGGAGTCTGAATCGGAAGAGAGCGTTCAAGAGACTGAGGCAGATGAGAGTGAATCAGAAGATTTGGGAGAAGCGGAAGATAAGGGTAAAGCCGAAGAGAAACCTGTAAAAAAACCAGAATCTAAAAAAGAAAAAGCTGCAAAGAAAATAGTAAAGAAGATGGGTGACAAGGGAAGATACGATTCAACCAATCAATTAAAAACTTTAATCGTGATGCAAGTATTAGGAGATACAAAATCTTTTTTTGAGTCACAAAAACAATTAGAGGATCGATTAGATTTCTTTACAGACTACATGATGCCAGATGCTAAAATACAGAATAACAATATAGCACAGTGGTATTTATTTTCTGGAAGTGATGGCATGATTAATGATATGATAGAGTTACAATGGCAGAACTCGAAGTAGCAGGTATTAAGTTTCGTGGTGGGAAGATTTTCCTAGTCTTGACTGCGTTAACAACAGCAGGTGGTGCTTTATGGGGTGGCTTTGAATTTTACAAAGATTACCTAACCATGAAAGAACAAATACAAGAATATGTTGCACCAGACCTATCTGAGTTTGATAAGAACATTGCGTTAACAAAAGAGGAGATGGACAGCAAGACTGACCTAATACAGACAGAAGTAAACATGATTATGCAAGAAATGGAAATGATTATGTCTGAAATTAGATTAGTATCGGATGTTGCAAACGAGTTGAAGAATGATCTACGTCAAGATGTAAGACGTATTGAGAAAGTTGTTAATGATGTAGAGCAGATGGTTAAAGAAGATTCGAGAGAAACCAGCTCGGAGTTAAGAGATACCACGAGGGACATGAAGGAAGACATGGCAGAATTGTCGGATAAGCTTCAATCAGCCATGACTGAACTAGAAGAAAAAGTAGAGAAAAGAATAAAAGCTGCATTAGAAAACCCTTTATCACAAATGTAATGGCTAAACCACCCAGCAACGAATACTTTACACCTGTCAAAAAAAGGACTAGTATAGGGCGTTCTTCACGCACAAGGCCAAAGAACAAAAACAAGAGAAGACAGTATGTCAAATACAGGGGTCAAGGATGACTAAATTATGTCCTAGAGGTAAAGCTGCAGCTAAGAGAAAATTTAAAGTTTATCCGTCAGCCTATGCAAATGCGTACGCTTCTAAAATTTGTGCGGGTAAAATTAAAGATCCAAGTGGTGTAAAAAGAAAAGATTTTAGAGGACCGA